GAGAATACAGCATCTTATTATAGAGAAAGAGCAATAGACTATATTACAAATAACATATCTAGTTTTCCTGAGTATTCTACAAATTCTGGTGCAGATGTTTCTCCGACTAAAGACAACTATTACGCAGGAATGAATCTAGAAAGACCTGAGCAGGGTACTAAGCTAACACTTAGAGATTTCTTAACACCAGACATAAGCTACTAATGAAAAAGTATTATAAAACAAAAACAACTAATATCACTAAGCTAAAGTCCTACTTGGAAACTAAGCCTAAATCAAATAAAAATGACAGATCTAAAAGACACTCTACAAGTAGGAATAGCTAACGGATCAGCTATTGGTTTTAGTATTACGGATTGCAATGAAGTTCTAACTCTTGTATCTTTAATATTAGCAATAGCATTTACAATATATAAGTTTTTAAAATTCAACAAAGATGCCTAAGAAACGTAAGCTTAACAGCAACAATCCTAAGTATAACAAAAACCAACAGGATGATATTAAAATGCGTAAAGAATTTGTTAAAGAAGTTAAGGGCTGTAAAATCTACAAATCATACTACATCTAGTTTGATACAAGCCAACATACTTATTATTAGAAAGACTTTCACTGATGAATCTACTATTGGTAAGTTGTTTTTAAATGGCGAAAAGATGTGTGATACATTAGAGCTGCCTTATAGAGATAATCAAAGGAGAATATCTTGCATACCAGCAGGAGAATATAAGGCAAGATTAAGATACCCAAGAGAAAGTGGAAGTAGAGATTACTTGCACATATTAGTAAAAGATGTACCAAATAGAGATTATATCCTTTTTCACAGGGGTAATAATGCCAGTCATAGTCGAGGATGCATATTAGTCGGCTTAAAAAGTGAACACAATGTTGTTTACAACTCAACTTTAGCTTTAGAATTATTACTAAAAGAAATCATAAATTTGGGAGTCACAGAAATGAATTTAATAATCAAAAATAAATAATATGAAATTTTTAGAAAAGTTCTTAATTGGACAAATGTTTAAATCAAAGAAATTCTGGTACGCAGTAAGTTCTATTGTAGTACCTGCACTTGTAAAGTTTTTAGGAGTTGATGTAGAAACTGCTCAGAACTTATACTACGCACTACTAACTTTAGTTGTAGGTCAAGGAATAGCAGACATTGCAAAGAAGTAATAATAGATACAGATTAAAGCCACACGAAATAGTGGCACTACAAAAAATGCGAGAAGCCGACACTAGGAACATTCTAGTTGTCGGTGACTTGCACGAACCCTTTTGTTTAGAGGGCTACTTAGATTTTTGCTTAGAGCAATACGAAGCTTATAACTGCAATCAAGTTATTTTTATTGGAGATATACTAGATAATCACGCATTTTCCTACCACGAACCTGATCCAGATGGGATGTCAGCAGGTTATGAATTAAAAAAAACAATAGAGAAAGTAGCCGAATGGTACAAAGCATTCCCTGTTGCTGATGTTTGCATTGGTAATCACGATAGGATGGCTAGTCGTAAAGCTATGACAGGTGGCATACCTGCTGCTTGGATAAGATCATACAACGAGGTATTAAATACACCTAATTGGAACTGGGTAGAATCAATAGTATATGATGATGTTTTGTATGAGCATGGAGAAGGTGGTCAAGCACAAACTAAAGCCAAAAACAACTTAATGTCAAGTGTGTGTGGGCATACACATACAGAGGCTTATTGTCGTTGGTATGTTGGAAAAAGATACAGAGTGTTTGGATTACAGGTAGGCTGTGGTGTAAATGCTAATACATACGCTGCTGCTTACGCTAAAAACTTTAAAAGGCAAGCTATTGGCTGTGCAGTTGTACTTAATAACGGAACTTTACCTATTAATCTTTTGATGCCTTTATAATGAAAGACAAAATCTCTTGGCAGCTTTACTTATTATATACACTTATCATAATAGCTATTTTAAGCGTATCTGTATAACCTCTAAGACACTTTTGCCCTTTTCTAATACCCTTATACTATAACGCGTTTACAAGTACTTAAAACAAACATTATCATTATTGTTGATTACTTTGTTAATAACTTTGTAAGTAATTTTGTTAGTAATTAAAAAGTTTTGTATCTTTGTGTCATATTAATCAATAAAAAAGAATTATGAAATTTACAAGTAAAAAAACAGGCAAATCTTTTGTAATAAGTGGAAAGGCTGCTGCTGACTTTTTGTATGCTAAAAATGCAAGAGGTCAATTTATTAATGACTTAGATAGTTACTATATAAACAAGAAAGATGACATAAGTCAAGTTAAATTTTTCTTAGGATGTGTTGGTATGACTATGTTAGCTATTGGTTCAATCTTATTACATTTACAATGGAACTTCTAAATATGAAATTAAAATGTCAAACTTTTGAGTTTTATTCAAATGGTGAATATAGAGATGTTAGGGTGTTAGATTCAAACACAGCTACTTATGGAACTGATATTAAAGAAATAAGCAAAGTAATAAGAATTTTAGGAACACAAGAACAAATTGATAAAGCTCTTGATGATTATTGTAAAGTTAGTGGTCTTAATTTAGATGAAGCATTTAACTTTACAGATAAAGATAAAATAAAAGAATATACAAAACATTATAAAAATAAAGGACTAATAATTAATTTAATATGAAAACTGAAAAACTAAAAGAAAAGTATTTAAAATACGGATTAGAAAAAGCTGATGTTTTTAAACATCAACACTATATAATTATCACAAGATCAGGAATTGAAAAGATTGCTGCTATTGAAAATATAAACATACATTATGAGGTAGTTAAATGCGAAACTAATTTTGCTGCTGTAAAAGCTATTGCAACAAAAGATACTAATACTATTGAAACCTATGGATCAGCCTTAAAGGGCAATACATTTAAAGAGGGCAATACTAATAGTTGGTATGTATTAGAGATGGCGCAGAAAAGGAGTTTTAGTAGAGCTGTGCTTCAGCTTACTGGAATGTATGAGCTTGGCGTATTTGGAGAGGATGAAAGCGAGGACTTTAAAAAGAGTAATAACTAAATAAAAAATTATGGCAATACCTCTAAATAGTATTAATAAGAGAGAACTTGAAACAGAAAATAGAATTAATACTTTAAAAAAAGAAAATGAAAGACTTAGGGATTATAATACTAAATTAAAATTAGACCTTATAGAGATAAAAAAAACAATTAATCAAATATTAACAATACTAAATAAATAAAAATGGAAATCAACGGAATATTAGTTAAAAAACTAAAAGTAGAATCAGGAACATCTAAAGCTGGTAAGGCTTGGAAAAGTCAATTGTGTATAATAGATACTGACTTAGATTTTAAAAATCAAGTAGCTATTAAATTTATGGGGGATAAAATATCTTTGTTAGATAATGTAAATGAAGGCGATAGTGTTACTGTAAGCTGTAATGTATATTCAAGAGAATATAATGGTAGATTTTACAACAACATAGATGGTTGGAAAATAGTTAGTGGTAATTTAAAAGAAACTTCTACTGCTGATTATGTAACATCTGATGATAATAACGATATGCCTTTCTAATATGACACACGAATTAAACTTTAAAGCATTATGCAGTCTTGCTACCAGAGTAATGGGATTGCCTAAAAATTCTTTAGCACTTAAAACTAGGAAAAGAAATATACAAGCAGTACGATCTATTGCAGGTTATATAGGGTTGACTGAGGAGAATATACCTAGACATATAGTTGCTAAAGTTTTAAACAGAGATAGGTGTATAACTTACCATTATGAAAGTCATCACAAAAAAAACTTCAAACATTGTAGTGTTTACAGAACAGCTTTTGACAAAATATATCAAGCGTATAAAGATATTGATGGTAGCAAGAAAATATTTACAGACAAGCATTTTATGAAAAGTCATTTGCTACAAAATGGTGTTGTTGAAAAGTTAGAATCTGATGTTACACTAGAAGTAACAAGTGGCCAAACTACTTGTAAAATTAAAACTTCTTACTTTGATTATTCTAATCAATTAGAAAAGGTTAAGTTAGCACTTGAAAATTATCACTTTACAATAAAAATAATTTAATGCAAAAACCAAACTATTACGCAGTTATTCCAGCAGATGTAAGATACAATAAGAATCTATCTCCTAACTCTAAGTTATTGTACGCTGAGATAACTGCTTTATGTAATATGAATGGTAAATGCACAGCATCAACACAATACTTTTGCAAACTATATGAAGTGAGTAGGGTGTCAATACAAAAATGGCTAAAAATATTAGAGGATAACAATTATATTAAACGTGTTAACATTTATAAGCCAGATAGTAAACAAATAGAAACTAGGGTGATAACTTTGGTTAACAGCTCTATTAAAGAAAAGTTTACAGATAATAATAATATAAATATAAATAATACTAATCTTACAGATAGTAATAAAAAGGCTTTCTTTAAAAAACCAAGTGTTATTGATATTATAGATTATTGTAAAGAAAGAAATAATAATATAGATGCAGATGCGTTTATAGATTTTTATGAAAGCAAAGATTGGAAAATTGGCAAGAATAAAATGAAAAACTGGAAAGCTGCTGTAAGAACGTGGGAACGCAGAGAAACTAAAAAACCAACAATGTCAAAGCTAGATGCACAAATTAGTTCTTGGCAAAAAGCTAAAAAATTATTATGAAACTACTTAAACAAGAAAACGTAAAAGATTTGGCTGAAAAAGTATTAGACTTAGTAGCTAAGACATCAGTAGAAATAGGACATAAAACTGATCCACAAACTATGGCTACACTTAGTAAGATATTTGCTAAAGACTTAATTACTGAAAAGAGATTTTGTAATTTAACATTTAATCAAGTTAAGGATGCTTTTCATCAAGGTGTAAGATTTGGAAAAGATGAACCATTTTTAAATATAAGAACTTTTTATAAATGGGTGTATGCACACAAAAAAACTATTGACAATGCATACTATGAAGTACATACTTTAGGTAAAGATAAAGACAGGACTTTGTGGTATCAAGAGCCAATTAAAATGATAACATAAAAAGAGGGTTAAAACCAATATGAATAATAATTTGAGAGGTTATACTTTGTGGAGGTTAACTCCCTCTTTTTTTAAAACTAAATGATATGGTCGGATGGGTAATAATAACAGCCATTGGAATGTGGCTAATAAGACAAATAAGAGAATGAAAACAAAAGAAATTGTAAAAGACTTACTAACTCAAAAGCCACATCTAAGAGATGATGACAATAGACTTATATGCACTTATTGGTGGAGAGAATTAAAAGCTAAAGGAGTTGATCCTAACAAAATAAATGGACTAGAGTTTATGCAGATGTTCGCTAATAATAAACTTACAAACTTAAAGACAATTGAAAGAATGCGTAGAAAACTACAAGAGGAGTGTCCACAATTAAGGGGTAAGATATATGCTGCAAGAAAAGGAAAGATACAAGATAAATGGCGAAAAGACTTAGGATATGAAGTCTATAAGTAAGCTAAAAAAAGAATTAGATAAATGGTTTAGTCTTTACATAAGACTAAGAGATGCAACTATTGAGGGCATGGTACAATGCTTTACTTGCGGTTGTGTCAAGCATTATAAGTCAGGAATGCAGTGTGGACATTTTCAATCTAGAAGTTTTTTAGCTACAAGATTTGATGAAGTTAACTGTCAGCCACAATGCGTAGGTTGTAATATGTTTAAACAGGGAGAACAATATAAATTTGCTTTAGGACTAGATTCTAAATATGGAGAAGGCACAGCTCAAGAGTTGCAATTTTTAGCAAAAAATATTGTAAAGTTTTCTAGAGTAGATTATGATGAAAAGATAAGTTATTACAAAAAAGCTGTTAATAAATTAAAAAAAGAAAAGGGCATTGAATAAATTTTTATTATAAATTTGGATATGCAAACTGCAATATATTCAAGCGAGCAACATAAACAGATCATTGAAATATATGTTGAAATGTGTAAACAATTTGCACAGGAAGTAGCAACAAAAACGAGATACAAAAACTATCTAGATGTATTGCAATTGATAGTAGATTACTCAAATGGTTATGGCGAAGGGGTAAGGGAAAACAATTTTTATGATTGGATTATGATAATGCCTATAAACTTATCAGTTATGACTAGTGGTTTTTTAGCAGGAATAGAAACTAGAAAGAATGCAGCAGTTGTAAGGGCATATAAAGTAGTGTTAGATCAAATGTTACAAGAAACAGTAGCAAAGCTAGACAAGTTAGAACCTACAAATGACTAACATTTACACAGAAATATCAAAGTTAACAGATAAATTTAGAAATATGGCTTATGGTATTACACAAGATGAAAACAAAATACACGAAGCTGTGCAGGAGTTGATGCTATATTTTCTCCAAATGAATAAACAAACTCTGTCAGATATATGGGTTAAAGATGGTGTTAATGGAATTTTAAGATATGGTGCGGTTGCATTAAGAAGGGCATTAACAAGTAAAAGAAGTAATTTTTATTATAAATATGAAAAGTATTATACACATCTCAGTAGCACTATTTATTCTACCAATTTTACTGGCTTTAATGATTATAAAGCATCTCGCAATTATCAATATAAAGATATATCAAACATTCCAAACGAAAAAGTAGATCATGAAAAGCTTAACAAGCTAGAAAAGATTGATTGTGTTCTTGATACTTTGCATTGGTATGATGCAGAATTATTTAAGCTATATTACTATGAAGGTAATACTCTTGATTCACTAGCTGCTAAAACAAAGATTAGTCGGAATAGTTTGTTTACAACAATAGACAAAGTTAGAACAATAATAAAAGATGAATTAGATGAAAATGTATGATCCGAAAAAGAAAGATAGTTTTGTAATGCAGTTTGGCTTTTCGTACCCATACCCATTTACAAAAAACAAAACATTAATAAGAAAGTATGAAGTTTCTAGTACCAAATGGAATTTACAAGGATCGCATAGAAATATGTAAATCATGTACTTACTATTTACCTTTGCTAGGTAATTGTGGTGTATGTAAATGCTTTATGAAAATAAAAGCAAGATTAGCACCTATGGGTTGTCCTAAGAACTATTGGCAAAAAACAACAGAAATAGAAACACCAGATAATTTACCACAATACATAATAGATGAAATATTAGATATGTGGAAAGATTTAAAAACAGGAAGAGCAAAAGATGCACAGGCTAAAGCAAGAATGATAGAAACTTATAATGTAATACACAGCACAAATTATAGTCCTACTACAAATTGTGGATCATGTATTGCAACGTGCTTTGATGAAATAAAAAAATTATATAAAAAATACAGCGAATGACAAATAAAAAAGAAACTGAAATACCAAAAGAAATACAAATAATGTTAGATGCTCAAAGATGGTGTTATGAAAATGATATTGAGCATTATACAAGACAATTAGTTAGATTGTTTATAGTAATAAGGAAAAATGATAAAGTGTATGAATTGGAATTGCATCAAAACGAAATTGAAAATATAGCAAAAAAATACAAAAAATATAGCAATGAAAACAAATTATAAAAAAACACCAGAGCCTAATTATTATGTTGGTACTACTTATGGCTACTCTGCTAGGCGTGTAGTAGAGGATTACGAATTGACTTATAATGTAGGCACAGCTGTTTCTTATTTATTAAGAGCAGGTAAAAAAGATGGAAACCCTGCAGATCAAGACATACAGAAAGCTATTAATCACTTACAGTTTGAGCTTGACAGATTATGTTCAGAAAGAAAAATACTAACTGGATCAATAGCAGAATGACATTATATAAATGCGAATGTGGTAAGCAAGAGAAAGAAATACTAAAAGCAACAATAGTTTATAGAGATGGTAAGTGGGTAACTAAAGAGGCTTTGTGTGAGTGTGGTAAATATATGGATAGTAAACCTAAAGAAGGGATGCCAAGTTTAAAAAGAACAGAGGCATCTTTAAGCAAAAAGAAAAGAGGCGATATGCTTTGGGATAGTGCTAAAGAAAAGCTGTGTGGAGAACGTGGAATTAACGAACCTTTTAAATAATGAGTAAGCGAAGATCAAGAACATACTTAAAAGCTCTAACGAGTAAAGCTGTAAAATATTACTTTCAAAACCCTGACATCAGTTTAAAAGTTATTGCTGCTAAGTACAGAATAAACCAACAGATGTTAAGTGGTGGAATAAGCAAACAGTTAGAAAACAGATTAAATAATAGCTTGTCAAAAAAGCTAATAAATAAATATTAAAAAATTCTATTATATACTATGAAGCAACAAGTTAAGATCAGTCAAGTAAAGACAAATCCTAATAATCCTAGAATTATTAAGAACGATAAATTCAAGAAGTTAGTAAAATCAATACAAGAATTTCCTGAGATGTTAAAGCTAAGACCAATAGTTGTAGATGAAAATATGATTGTCTTAGGTGGCAATATGCGACTTAAAGCAAGTAAAGATGCAGGACTAAAAGAGGTATGGATTGAAATAGCAGAAGGATTAACTGATGAACAAAAGAAAGAGTTTATAGTAAAGGATAATGTAGGTTTTGGAGAATGGGAGTGGGATATGTTAGCGAATGAATGGGATAGCGTACAACTAGCTGAATGGGGTTTAGATGTATGGGAAAACGAGGATGATAAAGATCCTGAAGCAGGATTAATAGATGATGATGAAATACCTGAAGTAAAAGAAAGCAAAGTAAAGCGTGGCGATATTTGGCAACTAGGAGAGCATAGAATAATGTGTGGAGATAGTACAAGCTCAGATGATGTAGCTAAACTAATGAATGGAGAAAAAGCTGATATGGTATTCACAGACCCACCTTATGGTATGAATTTAGACGCAGATTATTCTAAATTAGGAAATGATAAAATTAAAGCAGGTAGAAAACATAAAAACATACATAGTGACAATATAGAGTTTGACCCCACTTTTATTTTTAATACATTTAATTATTGTCAAGATATATTGTTGTTTGGTGCTGATTATTATTCTGACTTAATACCCAACAAAATAAATGGAAGTTGGTTAATATGGGATAAAAGAGTTGAGGAAAGATATGATAAAATAATAGGTTCTGCATTTGAGATGATATTTTCAAAAAGAAAAATAAAAAGAGAAATAATACGATATGAATATGTTAGTTGGGCTAACAGAATGAAAGATAAAGTAAATGGGATAAAACCTCACCCTACTATGAAACCTGTCGAGATGTTAAATG